TCTTGAAGGTCACAGGCATCTTTGTCGGTGGAGCAGTTATCGGTCTTGAGGTAGCTCAGGCAGTAGCAATGGCAGCCTTCGCTGGAATCATAGATGTAGCTCAGGAGCTATCTCGCTCATACCTGGCAGATGGTCAGATTGACGCTGATGAGATCAACAAGTCTTTTGGCAAGATTGCCGATAAGACTGACAAGAAAAGCTAAGACCTTAGCTTCGAGCGTTCCTCAGCGGTAGTGCCACCCCAGATGCCTACCATCCCTGCTGACAGGGCATAGTCAAAGCACCTTAGTCTGACCGGACAGTCGTTGCAGACTTCCTTAGCTACGGCAATCAGTTTTTTACGCAGGTACACATCTGGCTCATCCTCTGGGAAAAAGCACTCTGGCAACTGGCTACATTGAACACCCCCATTTTCAGTTATGGCGTGTTGGAGCTCAATGTATTTTCTTTCTAGCTGTCTTGTCATAGGGTCAATCTAGAGTAATCTCAAGCTAAATGGCAAATCCACGCCGAGAGAGTTAGCGTGGATTGCCGGACAAGATGAAAGAGAGGGAACACCTTGCCAGTATCAAAACTACCAAGCGAAACCAACCAGTTGCTTGAGGCAACCCTGCTAGGGGACTTTGCCAACGGCAGTCCTGAGTGGCATGAGCTACGCAATGAGCCAGGTGCAATCGGTGGCTCGGACATCGCCGCTTGTGCAGGGCTATCAAGTTGGACCTCACCCATAACTTTGTGGGCTAAGAAAACAGGACAGATACCTGATGAGGTCACACCCAACATGAGCATGAAGCTGGGCACAATTCTTGAGGAACCAATTCTGCAACTGTTTGCAGATGAGCATCCTGAGCTAGAGATCCTGACTACAGGAACTTGGGCAAACAAAACCTACCCTTGGATGAGAGCTAACCCAGACGGACTTTACAAAACCGCTGATGGCGAGTGGGGCATTGTTGAGGTCAAGTTCTCTCGTGACTACTGGACACAGGTGCCACAGAGTTATCGGGCACAAGTGCTTTGGTACATGAAGGTGTTTGGAATTAGACAGGCAAGGCTTGTAGCACTAGCAGGGTCGAGCTATCAAGAGTATGACATCGAGTGGGATGAGTTTGAGGCAGATACTTTGTTTGATGCTGCTGTTAGATTCCGGCAAGCTTGCCTAGACTTCAAGATGCCTGACTGGGATGGTAGCAACTCAACACTAGAAACTGTCAGAGCATTGAACCCTAACATTGAGGATGGCGAGGTTGACCTTGATGAGCTTGGTGTGCACTACTTCAACGCTGTGACAGATGCCGAGTCAGCCACCACCAAAATGACTGAGCTAAAGAGCAGAGTAATCAAAGCTATGGATGGTAAAAAGCGAGGGCTAGTTTATGGGGACCACCTCATTAGCCTGAGATCAAGAGCTGGTGGGATGCCTTACCTGCACCACGAGAAGGCAAAATGAAAGCCTTTAGCCAAGAGCTTTACGACACCGATGACAAGGCCAAACACCTCATCATTGGCTACCTAGAATCAAACGGCTGGGATGCTTGGGTCAACCCCGACAAGTACGGCATTGACCTACTGGCACTTGATCCTAATGGCATCGAGTACCAGATAGAGGTCGAGGTCAAGCACAACTGGACAGGGGACAGATTCCCTTACCCAACACTGCACTTTTCTGAGCGTAAGCAAAAGTTTATTGACGGCCAGAGATTGACCTTGTTTATGACCATCAACCACGATCTGACTCACGCCCTAGTTGCTTTTGAGCAGGAATTGTCAGAGGCTCGGATTATCGTAAAAGACACAAGCTACACAAAACAGGAAAAGTTTTTAGAGGTCAGTTCACATAGCTGTCAGCTAATCACACTACAGAAGGGCAAGTAAATGGCACAGAGCTACAAGGGTCCATTGGACTACATAGATGTTGCAACACGCATTGTTGAGTTTCGAGAGAAGTTTCCACAAGGCTCACTACAGCAGGTCAAGTATGAGTTTGTAGTAGTCAACAACAAGAGCTGGATTGTTTACACAGCAGCCGCCTATCGAACACCAGACGATGAGCGACCTGGCATTGGCACAGCTTGGGAGCCTATCCCTGGACCGACAAACTTTACAAGAGATAGTGAAGTGCAAAACGCTGAAACTGCTGCATGGGGTAGAGCGATGGTTGCTGCCTTGGCTGTTGACACTAAAAAGGGAATTGCCTCATCTGAGGAAGTACGCAACCGACAGGTCAAAAGCTCTGCAACCTCTAAAGACTGGATTGCGATGGCTACAGATCTAGGCAACGACATCGAGGGGCTACGATTGCTTTATAGCCAAGCCAAGACTGCTAACGCAGCACCGGCAACACTCGCAAAGATACAGGAACTAGCAGTTGGACCGACAAGCACAGAGGATACTACTGACCTCAATACTTGAGCTTCAAGAGTGTCTGCAACAGCAGTTTGACCGAGGTGAACTTGACCTTGTATCAGAGCTGTGGCAACTACAAAGAGATAGAGCGAGAAGGCTAAGAGATGGAAATTATTACACCGGGCCACATAGTCCAGGAGCTTCAACGCATCACACAGGAGATGGACAAGGGGGCTAATGCCCTCTATGACGCTGAGTGCAAGATGGCAGATGCTGAGGCTGCTTATGACAAGGCAGTATCTTTAGCCTTTATCAACAACGCTGGGACTGTGGCAGACCGGCAAGCTGTGGCTAAGTTGCAAGCAGTAGAGGAAAAGCTAAAGGCTGACCTAGCCAAAGCCGAATACAACAGGGTCCGAACCAAGCTAAAAACCCTCTCAGACCAAGCCACAATGATGGCAGTTATCAGCAAAAATGTCGAAATACAGTGGAAACACGCCTAGCTGGTAGCCTTGGCTGGTGATTGCCGAAACCTGCTCATGTGGTGCCAAGTTCAAAACTGACGAGGCCAAAGCTATTGTGCTAGTCAGAGAGTGGCGAAAGAAACACAGTTGCACAGAGCAGGACATCACCGACACACCTACCAGCGGTTTGGCAGACACACAGCTTGCTATGGGTTTCCAACCAGGTGAGATGCCAGCTAAAAAATACGACCCTTGGGATGATGATGAACAAGAAAACCTTTAGTAAGTTTCTGGATCGTGACAAGTGTTGCTCGCACTGTGGCACTACAGATGACACGCTTATCCCTCAGCATCGCAAAAACCGAGGCATGGGTGGCAGTAAAGACCTAGACAAACCTAGTAACATCATTGTGCTGTGCTCAGAGGCTAACGGCTTGCTTGAGTCAAACAGCAAGTTTGCCGAGCTGGGCAGGAAGTTTGGCTGGAAGCTAGAGAGATGGCAAGAGCCGGAAACCACGCCTGTTTACATGGGCAACGGCTGGTTTGTTCTGGACAACGATTACAACACGCACGAGGTTGAGCATGACATCGAATACTTTTAGAGTGCTAAGGTAAAACCATAACTAAATAAAAGTGCCGCCTAGAGATCGGAACCTCTAGACGGCGTGAAACCAACAAGTACGCTGTTGGCATCGCTATAAGTCTAGTGTGCCAACCTTTTAGAGGAAGGCACATTTGTGTTTAACTGGGACAATAAAAACCTTGCCGAGGTTCTTGAAAACTACGGGGGCAACATCTTTATGGCTGAGATGGATTACCAGGCTATGGGACTCGATAACGGCGAGTGGGTGATGCTGGTCAAAGAGGGCTACGATAACAGAGTCATTAGCCCAACTGTCATGATGCTGATGGCTGAGAGAGCAGCAGCAAGATGAGCATTGAAGCAGTATCCCTAGTCCTAAACAATTCAAGAGCTACCGGCAGAGCCAAGCTTGTCTTGTTGGGCATTGCTAATCACCTGGGAGATCAAGGGGCTTGGCCATCTATCTCTACTCTGGCAAGATACGCAAACGCCTCAGAGAGGTCTGTTAAGCGTGACATCCAGGAACTTATCGAGTTGGGTGAGCTTCGAGTTGAGCTACAAAATGCACCTACAAATCACCAATACAAGACCAACCTCTACTGGATAACAATTAGCTCAGGGGTGACAGATTTAGCATCAGGGGTGACAGACTGGGTAAGCAGGGGTGACAGCTCAGGTAAATCAGGGGTGACACCTATTGGCACGCAAAACATCATTAGAACCATAAAAGAATCATCAAAGAAAACCAGCAATGACAGGTTTGATGAGTTTTGGAATCTCTACCCCAAAAAGGTAGCTAAAGCTGATGCCCTAAAAGCCTGGAACAAAGCAATCAAAAGAAAAACCGCTGATGAGTTGATTGGCCTCACCAAGGCTTACTCTGAGAGCAAGCTTCCTGACATCACCTATATCCCCTACCCAGCCTCATGGCTAAACAAGGAACTCTACGAGTCAGTTGAAGTGCAAGAAAAGAAACCACTGGGCAAACTAAAGATTGGCATCTGGCATGAATGACTTTGAGCTATCCGTTATCGGCTCAGTCCTGCTGACCAACGGCAAGGCACTCGATGACCTGACCTTGACACCCGATGACTTCCTAGACCCAAGCCACGAGATCATCTACAAGACGATGCTAGAGATGAAGCACCACCGCAACCCGATAGATGTCATCACAGTCGGGGCTAGATTGCCAAGGCTTGCCAGCTACTTGCATGATGCTGTCACAGCTACCCCAACTGCTGCCTCTGTTGACTTTTACGCCGGCAAAGTTGTTGAGGAAAGCACAAGACGGCGATTGAGTGCTGCTGCATCTGTCATTAGCGAAACAGCCAAGTATTCAGACCTTGCAGAGGTGATGGACAAGGCAAAGAAAAGCATTGACGGAATCATCGAGCGAAACATTGCAGTCAAGCCAAGCTATGTTGATGATGAGCTAATCCCTTACCTTGATGAGCTAGACAAGCCACGCAACTATCCGCTGACACCTTGGGACCAGCTCAACAGAATCATCGGGGGACTTCGACCAGGTGCCCTTTACATTGTTGGTGCCCGACCAGGTGTTGGTAAAACGATCATCGGGTTGCAGTTAGCTTGGCACTTATCCAAGTCTGGTCCTGTGTCTTTTCACAGCCTTGAGATGGGCAAGACCGAACTCTACAACCGCATCATCGCTATGGAAGCCTCTGTCTATCTCGGCAACATTGAAAAGGGAACTGTTAGAGATCACGAGTGGCAAAAGATAGCTCAGACAATCAGGCAGACAAA